AGGTGTAGTCATTGATTAATGTCCTTTCTTGAGGTCATTAACTTGTAATTGTAAATCCTTTACGCATTCGATTAATAAAGCACATAGACGATCATATTTGACGGCTTTCACACCATCAGGTCTTGTGCCCACGACCTCTGGTAAAACTTTTTCAACATCTTGTGCAATAACACCTACGTCTGTCTTGCGCATAAAATAACCATCTTCTCCACCTTTAGAATCAATAAATGATTGTTTCCAATCAAAAAGAACACCATTAAGATTTTGTACTTTATCCATTGGAGAGGATATGTTGTGAATATTTTCTTTGAGTGAGACATCTGAAGAATAAAAAGCAGTAATATCATTTGTTGCTCTTATCTCACCACTTGTTCCTGACGCTGCGGTTGCAACACCAAGTGAATCAAATTGAACGTCATTACCTGTATCTAATGATAATGATGCTCTTGCGGTTGCACCAGTTTCTAAAACAAAATTAGAACCATCACCAACAATAAAACCACCGTTGGTCACTGCGAGTCCCGCTACATCTTGAAGTTGTGCATCTAATCGAGCGTTAGCAATTGTACCTGAAGCAACGTTAGAAGCGTTTAAATTTGTTAAGTTAGCTCCTGATACTTGAGGTAATGTTCCTGTCTGAGAACCTAAATCTGTGGAAGAAGCAATCTCTACATTAAAGTTAGCTGAACCATCACAAAAGACAGTTGATTTTGCTCCTTGTGTAATAGCAATACCATTGGCTGTGTGCCCTGTTGCTGCGATAGTTAAAGTTTGAGAACCCGATGTGTTATTAAAAAAAGTATATTGACTCTCAACAGCAGGAATAAAAACTACGATGTCTCCTGTAAGAGCACCTGTTAATTCAATTGTTTTGTTTGAAGCCTCAGCAGTATCGGAAGCGTTTGCAGTTGAAAGAGTTATATTGGCAGAACCAGCAACAGATTTAGCTAAATATCCTGCAGAAAATGCATCTATTACGTCTAAATTATTATTGGTATTTGTGCCCCATGTATTGGCGTTTGCGCCTGTCTCCATGAGCTCTAATTTAAGTCTATCTGAAAATGTACTTGCCATGTTTTTACCTCACTAAAATATATCTTTTTTTGTTATTCAAGCAACACTTTTTATGCTGCGTCTACCCCTGTCCAAGTATTACTTGCACCTGTTACTACATTTGCCCAAGGTGTGGCAAACGGATTTCCTGTGACTATCGATAAGTCAAGTCCTGTTACGTTAACAATAGCTCCACCCGTAGCTGTTGCTGTTCCTGCAGCAAAACTCATGGCAACTGTGGAAACACTTACAATTACACCCGTTCCTACCTCTACTGTTTCCGTACCTAAAGCAGAGGTCATTGAAACTCCTGTAGGTTGTACAAGAGCATCTGCCTCTACAGTAGCAGTTCCAAGTGCAGAAGTCATTGTTACTGGAACAGGGTCTACTTGTGTAAAGATATCAATTACAGGTGTTCCAATAGCAAAGTCTAATTGATCGGAAGGTGCAACAACTGCAACACTTCCTTCACCAGAAACAGTTGCTCCTGATAAAGCTACACTTACTAATTGACTATCTAAAGTAACAAGAGATGTTCCTGTTTCAGTTGTATCACCTAGAGCACTTGTCATCTCTAAGCCTGTTACAGAAACTATGACACCTGAACCTACTTCAATTGTAGGAGTGCCTAAGTCCATGGACATCGTCACACTTGTGACGTTAGTAATAAATTCTATATTCTCATTCCATGCAAAAGATCCCCATGATCCTCTTCCCCAACCTGCATCAACAGTTCCGTCTGCTACTTCCGTGCCTAAACCAAATGATGTGGATAAACTTCCGAGAACAACGCCCGCTCCTTCACCTACTGTGACTCCCGATAATTGTGTTTCAAATGAAACACCTGTTGGAAAAAAGACGTTCTCAGGTTCACCTATCGCAGTGCCTAAAGCAGAAGATACTTGTAATGAATCTAATGTGACTAAGCAATCAGCTACGACACTTTCCGTGCCTAATGCTGTTGTAGTCGATAACCCAGTAACAGATACTGTGATCGAGCTTTGTTGGCCCCAAAAGCCTTCGCCCCAATTATTTTCACCCCAAGCATCTGCCATGGTAATGCTCCTCTAAATTAAGATAATCTTAATATAGCACTTGAAGCATCATTAGTTGGGAATGCGATTGTGAATGTACCGTTTGTTGATGTCTTTACACTTCCGAAATCAAGAACACAAATAGCTGCGTTTGTAGCACTTGATGATCTATTATAGATCAAAGCTGCTTGAGCAGATATTGTTGCTGATGTAAAACTTGCGTTTGCAAAATCAACAAATGCTGTTGAAGCTGTTGCACTAGTTGCTGTTAAGCCGATGGTTGGACTTGTTAAAGTTATACCACCTGCTGCATATGTTCCGGATGCGCCTACTTCGTTTGTTGCGGAATAGGCTGTTGTGTTTCCATTTAAAGTTACAGAGTTTGTGTAGAGAGCAAGATTGATTGTATCGTTATCAATGTCATGATCCCCTTCTAATAGCTGCTTTTTAAAGGAAGCACAGACTGCTTGGTTTATTGCCATGTTTTATGCCCTCCTTAGGCTTTAGGGTCTGCAGAGGGAAGTGGTACTCTTAACACTCCGTCTACATACTCATCTCTTCGTTTACGTCCCATTTGCTCATTAGCGAAAGCTTGAAGAGCAGTCTGAAACTTTTGTGTGTATAATTGCATATCTTGTGCGTTTTTCAAGTATGAAAAAGCTTCCGATAATGTGCCATACAACAAAACTTCGGGTGCATTATTTGATATAAATGTTGTTGTTGATGTAGTACCTGCACCATTTCCTAAACGTTCTGGTGTTTCGTCATACCACATTTCTACTGTGTAAGCCGTATTTGGAGTAGGAGCTACAATCAATGTTGTTGCATCCCAATTACCCCAATATTTAGGTTGACCTGTAAAATTTGTATCTGTCGTAGATCTTTCTACTGAATATTCGTCCATAAAAGTAGCATCTCTTTGCTCTAACCAAGTTCTTGTTCCATCAGCAGCTACAATTTGTAAGGCTCTAGCAAACCTAAACCCACCTTCTGGGCCACTAACATCTAAAAAAGCATTGTTAGCTTCAAAAGTTGTTGTTGCATATCTTCTTTGTGCATCAGTATCTATAAGTCTATCAATTTGATTTTCAATATTTGTAAGAAAAACATTTATAACTGTATTAGAAAGTACGTCAGATGTAACCTCTGTGTAGTTTCTTACATTATCTAAAAGTTCAGAATAATTCATGATATCACCACTGTCACATTACCAACCACTGATACAAGTGTCAATTTTTGATTCGGAATTTGAGGCAACATACTAGATGACGTTGTTGGTGCAGAACCATCATCTGGTGAGGTTCCTTGCACAGTTGTCATAAAAGCACTATCACCAGGATCACCAACAAACACAGTAACAGGCATTGGTTGTCCAAATGTATTAGTTGTTGCATCATCAGGACCTGGTGGTGAATTAGCTTTTAAAATTTTATTTGATTCTGGTCTTGGATCTCTAAGCGCTACAGGATCTGCAGGATGATAACCGGGATCTAATTGTGGATGCTTAGGTTCAAAACATGAAGGACAAGTAAATAGTCCATTCCATTCTTGTCTTAATTGTAAATATTTATATTGTTGCCCACATCTATCACAGATAGCTAAGGAACGATTACCATTTGCAAAGGTCATTTTACCCTACATAGAAACTACGAGGCACAATATTTACAGAAGTTGATTGACTATCTTCAGTCAACGCTCTTTGTAATTCTGCTTCATATCTTCTTTCTAATTCTTGAGAACGCTCAGGTGCAATTTCTTGTCCTATATAATAAGCTAACCCTGAAACTGTACATGGTAAAAATCTAAAAGGTGCATCTGGATCATTTGTGTAATTACCCACATCTTCTATTCTTGCCACATAAAAATAATTTATCTGTGTATCAGTTGTATTGGGTGTTTGATAAAGACTAATTTCTACATTAGATAAATTTCTTCTTACATAATACTGACTAGGTGTTCCTGTTGAAAACTTGTTAGGTATATTTTCATATTCTGATCTTGATATTTTTGTCATACTTGTATCGGTTGTTGTGCTTCCACTTACATCTCTGAAGACTAATTCAAGAACATCTGAAGCATCACTAGGAGCAGTATAGGTTGTCGTACTTGCAGTTAAATTTTGTGTGTGATTTTTTACTTTCCATAAATGAATACCTCGGTTCCCCCACTCAGAAAAAAGCAAATTAAGATTATCTCTTGCTGCTTGTAATTCATATCCAGTTCTTAAAGATTTACCACATCGTGCATAAGCACGTTCAATAATTCTATCAAAACTAAGATTAAAAGTAGTAGTACCCGAGGTAGCCATTACATACCTCTTCTTGCTTTATGAGGGTTTGCGCCTGCAGAACCGCCGCCGCGCATTTTGATCATGCCACCGCCACGTTTTTTAAGCATTCCGCCGCCTCTTTTTTTGACAACTTGTTTTTTCATAGGTCCGCCGCCCATTCTTTTGACGACATTCTTTTTCTTCATCATGATGTACGCTCCTTTTTAAATATACGTTCGTATTCGTCTTGCCTTGTTTTTACGACTTCATCGTAATACTCGGCTGGCCATTTTTCATAATAACCTATCTTATGTAGTTTGCAACTTGCATCATATAACTGTTTAAATTTTTGCACCAACATCATAGAGTAAGCAAGATCTGTGTGATATTCAAAATTATCAGTAGGTTCAACTAAAAATTCTTGTTCTTCAACAGAAGCAGGATTACTTGGATGAAAACCCATAAAATAGACATCTCGTTTATTATAGGTTTTATTATAAAAATCTATCTTATCTTGAAATTGTTCAGGCGTGTATTGATCCCAAAAAGGATCACAAAAGATAATAATATCGTGTTTCTTCTTATTCCAATCTTTTAACACATTTGTGAGATGCTTCTCATATTTGGTTTTGTCAGATCTAACTTCTATTCTTAGCTTACCATCTTTTCTCCACTTCGCAGCAAAAGGACATGCTGGAAAGCCTAGATGTTTATTCATTGGTTCTAAGACATTCTTAGACCAATCAATTACATCATCTTTTATTTTTTCTGCTTGTTTTTTTCGAGACAAAAGTTTTTACATTCGTTGGCTTACCGCCTGGATTGCCAGCAGCACGTTTTCTTCGCACTGCTGACGCTTTTTGAGATGTGCTCATACCTCTTGCTTTTGCAAGTGGAACACATTTTGGATATTTTCTTTTTGAACCTTTAGACCTACCGCAGGGTTGATACTTACCATCTTTTTTAGGTGCACCAATGTCCACCCATTTTTCTTTCACCCAAGCACGTAAACCTTTTTTAGCCATTACCAGCTTTGATTATAAATGGCCCAAAGAACAACTAACGCAAAAACGGCAGCTATCGCTTTGCCTTTTTTGTTTAAGTCATTCCACTTATTCCATAATTTTCCCATGATTTACCTCCTTAGACATAAAGTTTGGTTTTTTTTCTTTTTGAATTTTCAACCATGCCACATCCTGCAGCAACGATTGATCCGCCCTCAGCCATACGATTAGCAGATACGGATTTTCTTTGTTGTGAAATTGTACCACCCATAGCTTTTTTCTTAGCTTTCTTTTTGCCACCAGGTGTGACTTTTCCACTACAAACTGCACTAGCATACATATTTGCATATGCGCTAGGGTACACTTTAAATTTACGCTTTGCGGCGGCTTTTCCTTTTGCGCAGAGTTTTCCCATTTTTTTTACCTCCTGGTTTCATTACTTGTTTGGCCATTTGTGATCTACTAATAGCCATTAAAATTCACTGTAGTTCTTTATTAGAAACTCTTCCATCCAAGCCATCTTTTCATCAATCGCTTGAATTTGTACTTTTATAACAGCAACATCTTGTTGCATTTTTGCAACACTATCTGCTTTTTGTTCAACTGCATTTAAACGTTCAGACCACATACCCCATGTGATCAACATTGTGCCAATTAGGACAAGATAAGGTAATATGGTTTTTATATCTAATTTAATCATTTTGTTTTAGCACTCATGTTACTTAAAGGGTTATTTAAAGCCTTATTAATTTGTAAGTCAAGGTTTTCTTCTATGAGTTTTAGCTCATCTAAAAGCTCTCTCGTGTCCTCTTTTTGTCTATCTTCCACGTCATTGACAATTTCGGTGATGTGTCTTACGTCTCCTTCCATTGAGCGTAAATCCGTTTTAAGGTCATCTTTAAGTTCACGACTAACCTGACTTATTAGGTCTATTTCACCTAGTATAATTTCTAATTCACTTTTTAAAGCATTTAATTGTTGTGATACAAGTTCTATTTGTGCTTGAGTCTGACTCTCTACGAGTGCAATCTTTTTATCAAATCCGCTTAAATCAGGCTCCTGATAGGCCTCTATGGCTGCGGACATATCTTGAAAACGCTTATACATTTCAAATCCGCCATACAAAGCACCCACGGCACTACTAAGTGCAAGGATGATTGCCATCATTTTTCCTCCTTTAAAGGAAATTCCGCCTATCGAGACTTCTGCCATTGTGAGTTCACCATATTATTCATTGTTTCATTTTGAGCCTTATTGAAGAGCATACCATACGGATCATCTATTGTCTTGTTTAAATACTCAGTAACATTTGTATCTTGTATATATGCTTGACTATCAAAAAAGGTTTTTGTATTGCCAAGTATTTGCATCACAATCAAAGTTTTTGTTTGAGCAGCATCATCATATCTGGCTTTGTCGTCAATCTTTTTAACGATTTTTGTGGCAGCTTTCTCTTTTTTTGTTACTTTAGGTTCAGATGATTTCTCTTCTTTTGGCTTTTCTTCTGGATCTTTTTCTTTTTCTTTCGGTTGCAGTTCTTTTTGTTCTGATTCCTGTGGTTCTTCTTGAGATTCTTCGATAGTCTCTTCCTCAGGTTCAGCCTCTACAACTACAATTTCTTCCATTTCCATTTCAATCTCCATCTCAAGTTCTGTTTCAACTTCAACAATTTCAGGTTCTGGCTCTGGTAAGTTAATTTCAATTTCAGCTATTTCTAATTCAACACTTGCAAGTGTTACATCTTCTACCTCAGGTTCTACAGGAGTGAATGATATTTCTCCTTCTTCCATACTAATATCATTATATTCAAACACTTCTTCAACAAAGTCTAATTCAACAGGATTAAAGATATCTAAATAATATATCTCTTCTAAAGTTGTAATGTGTTGAGTAACAATAGTGTTAATTACATTGTAAAAAACATTGATGCTAATATCATCAAACATTGGACCAATGGCCATGTTGATATCTCTTCCACCAACCTCAACAATTATTTTATCTAATACACCACTGAAATTGAAAGAACCGTTATAAGATTGGTAGCCTGTTGATACTCCAGATTCAGACAAGACGTCAGTACCTGAAAAGACCGAAGTAGTTCCGTTAAATCCTGAAACGTGCATATATATTCTATCTTGAGCATCTTGTTTATCTACTTCAATTGAGTATTTGACTTCTCCACCGTTATCTATTTGTAAATCTGATATGTCAATAGTGTTAAAAAATGTTGTACCCATACCGTCAACACCCATAGTAGATGTTGAATTACCACTGCCTGTAATCATGGCACATTTATCCGTGCCTAGCTGCCCACAACTATTACCACTAGGCATACTTGCAGGGCCTTGACCACCCCAATCAACATCCATATCGCCCTCTTTGTTAGTCACAACATATCCGTTATCACCATCAAGAATATCTCCTGAATCTTCATTAGTGACGGTGGTAGTAGTAGTTGTAACTGTGGTGGTGGTAGTTGTAATTATTTCTGTGCCCTTGTCTTCTTCAGTAATGTCAATCTGAGTATCTTCTGTAATAGTTACTCCAGGAATACAAAGACCTTCTACGTCAGGTAGACAAGTGTTAGCTTTTAAAGAAAAAGGAAGTATTAATATAGAAAGTATTACAACCCAAATAAATATGTCTTGTTTTTTCATACATTAAAACAATAAAAGACCAGTGGTAATGAGAAACAAAGTTTTATACAAGGCGATATAACCCGCATCACTTAATTCTCCTTCAACAGGTTTTGCAGCCTGTACATATTCAGTTTTATATCTACTGCCATCTGGAATCGTATCAGGGTTTTCTTCCCAATATGCAGCAGCTTCAGCACCGATGAGACCGTTTACAGGGCACGGGGTTCCTGCATCCATCATACTCGTCCAAACACGAGGGTCCTGACATAGAAGGGCCACCGCACTTACTTTCATGCCAAAAGCGTACTGACTGCGAGATAGTTTGAGAAGCTGACATAGTTCGTCATCTACCAAAACGCCTGTAGCTAAACCTAACACATTATTTTGAACACTTCCGCCAACGCCCACTTTACATATATCTGAATTAGAATTTGGAATTACCGGTGCATTTGCTGTTGGGGGTGTATTATTTACTACGGTTGACGACACGGTATTGGTCTCAGCAAACGAGTTTGAAATTGATAGGTACATAAATATCAAAGATAAAAATGCACAGAAAAGGTAAAAGTATCCTTTTAACATCTCCATCTCTTTCTTGCTTGTCTTAGTCTTGAATTTGGATCTTTAGCTGCTTTGGGAAATTTTTTCATTTGTCCTGCACTTCTAGCACAAAACGATTTTCTTCTTTTTGCTGACTTAGAACCAGGTTTTACTTTACCTGTAACAGCAGTTTTTAATTTAGAACCAGGGTTGTCTCTTCTATATTTAGCAACACCTGCCTTAGTCATTCCCGCCCCAGATTTAGTGGAGCGGAAATATTTTTTAGTTTTTGGGGGTTGTTTGTCTCGTTTTCTCATTATGCAAAAAAACAAGTCAATGATGTTACATTAGTAAGAGTAGCGTGAATTTGTGTTGAAAATCTCATACCCTCATCACCAATGTAAGTTTCAATTACTGCGGTAGCACTGCCTGGAGTATCAATATCGAATAAGGTACTTCCAGTGCTAGAATCTTTAAGAACTATACTTCCTGCAGATCCTGCGCAAACTGCATGAATAGCAATAAGCCTTGCTGGTCTTGTAGTCACATTACCTGTTGCAGTAACTTTTGCCGAACTTGTACCTATCATAGTTTACTCCTTACGCAGGTACATCGCCAGCAAGTGCTATTGAATTATTTTGTAAATATTTCACAGTCACTGTTGCAGCACCTGTTGTTGCATCACCACTAGCACCTGTAAAATCAGCTACCACTTGAATATCTGTTGTGCCAATATCGGTAGCTTCCGTGTCAAGAGTACCATAAGTAGTACCTAATGCTTTAACGTTCGCAGCATCAATAAAAGCATTGGCATCAGCTATTGTTCCTACTGAAACAGTTGCAGCACCAGAGTCATTATTTACTGTCGTTACATTCAATACCACATCGGTGATTTGTGAGTTTGCAGGGATTGTTGCTATCACTTGGTTTAAGTGAGAAGCACCAATAATATCAGCAATTGCTGATTGTGCCATTACAACAAAACCTACGTTCTTGACATCTGAGCCAAGAGTAGTTCCTGTTGTGTCTTTAATTGTTCCGGCCTTTACTGGTCCAGAAAATGTAGTTGTTCCCATGTCTATCTCCTTTTGTTAATAGTCCCCGAAGGGTCATAGGGTTAATAAAGTTCTAAAGTACCATAAAAAAAGGGGGCCTCAAAGCCCCCTTTTGATTCTTATGTATTTAATGCTTATGCAGCACCTGGTGAACCGAATACACATCTAGGATCTGAGAATCCAAATGAATATCTCTCTCTAGCTTTGTATCTTACATTTCCTGTGTCGAAATCACCTTCCATTGAAGTTCTAATTGGACTTCTTTGGAATAATTTGAATCCGTTAGGAATGTCGGTTTTTAGGAAGAATGCATCTGGGTCAGTTAAGTAGTTATTAACTGTGTATCCCTCAGGAATCATGCCCATGTTTCTTGATGCATTTATATCGTTGTCAGCAGTACCAACTCTGAAAGCAGACTCGGTTAATCTGTCAGCAACGAATTGTAGCTCAGAAGGAACAATAAGTTTTCTTCCTTGAGTAGAGATTAATAAACCTCTCTCGTCTACAAATGCAGCAATATCAATGAGAGATTGCTCTAAAGATGCTTCATTAAGATCAGCAGCCACAGCAAGTTCATTTCTCAATGTACCTGCTACAAGCGGGTGTGCGTCAGAAAGAAGAGCAACACCGTCACCACCAGGGAAGTTGTTGTCAAAACCATTATTTAAAATGTTTGCAGCTTTCACCTGTTTTGTGTTTGCCATGGAACGTGCAAGTGCTCTTGTATATCTTGCTGAGATTCTGTCATAAAGATTATCTTCAACAGCTTCTTCAGTGATTGCAAAACCAAGTGCAATTGTTTCATGTGTGTAACGTGCTGTGAAAGTTTCTGTCGCATTGTCATAAACAATTGACCCACCTTCACTCTTCGTTCTTGCATTACCAAATCCTGATAACATTACTTCTTCTTCGAATGCACGATCGGAAGTTTCTGTTTCAAAGATTTCTGCGTGTTGAGCGTCATAGCGCCCATACTCCAAGCCGAACAGGGCGTTCAAACCTGGCTCTAACTCTTTAACGAGTTGACTTCTAGATATAGCCATAGTTTAACCTCCTATATACCTGTAGTATCTCTATACTGATGCTTATTAATTCTAACAAGAATGTTAGCGTTAGCTTCAGTATAGTCGCTGTTGTCCACATCTGTTGAAAGTGCGTACACAGCGAAGTTTGATGCACTGCTAGTTGCAAACGTGCTTCCATCAAGAACAACAGCAGAAATACCTGATGTAGTATCTCCTGCACTGTATGTTGCGATGTTAGCTGTTGAACCAACTTGTGCTTGTCCAGCATTTGCGTCATCTACTTTGACTTCAAATACCACATCTGGATCTGTGATTACGTTAGCAACGATATCACTTGCTACAATGGCGCCTGGATAATGATTTGAAAAAGTTGGTTTAGACGTTGTAGGGTCTGTATAAAAGCAACCGTTAAAAATACCAATTAGTTCAGCACCAGCAGTAGATCCACGAGAAATCGATCCATTTGCATTTAATACAACTGGATCACCTTGAAAGATTGAATTTGTCTCGTTACTTGCTATTGACAGCTCTTGTTGGCCTTGACCATTATAAGCTGCACCAAGCATTTGAACAGGACGAAATCCAAAGTTTCCTTGTTGATTTGACATAGTTCATCTCCTTTATAATTAAGTATCTTGAGATGGTTTTTTATTTCCGCCACCAAAAGATACACGACTTTGCCTATCTGCGTTCATAGGCATGCTAGGATGTTGTTCTCGCAGTGGATCTGTTTCCCAAGCTTCTGTCTGTTGATCAGTCATTCGCTTGTAATGTGCATTACGCTCATTAATTGTTTCCACTGGCATTCTTGCCAAAAGCAAGTCTCCCACGCTGATGACACCCTCATAAGCTTTGATACTTCCATTATATGCAGAGTATTGACCTTCTGTATGTGAGTCTGACCTCACTAACTCCCAGCCTTCTCTGAGTCTGGCATTGACGTTTTTAGTATCGTCCATACCGTTGACACGATGTCGAAGCCATCTTTGCTTATATCCATCAGGACATGGCGGTGCGTCTAATTGAGACGGTGGTTTCCAAGGTTTTCTACGTTCCTCAGTTACCCTTGTTTGTGCACTTCTTGGTGTTTTATTATCTGTCATTTTGTACCTCCTTAAACGTACTTAGCATACTCAGATAGGGGAACCCCTAACTTTTTTGCTATTTTCACTTGACTAGCGGTCAACTTAACAGACTTGCGCCCCGGTGTTGCAGACCTTGTGGCAGAAGCAACGGGTTGGGCGATTGTGTTACCTCTGATCGTCTGATCCGAGTCTTTAAAAGACTCTGGAAACTTGTTTTTAACTCTATTAGTCAATTCATCATAATAGTCATCTGACTCTGTGTCAAATCCTTCTGCTACTAAGCCTCTGTGTATTCTTTGAGCAAAGTCAGTCATATCAGCATCTGATCTAAACCAAGTATTCTTCTCTGCCCAAGCTAAAGCTTTATCAGAGGGTTGTGGTCTAGGTTGTTGTACAACTTGTTGAGCATTATTTTCTAATTCTTTTGAAAACTGCTCATACTCTTGTTCTTTTTTAGATTTAGTAACTCTTATTCTTTCTGCTTCGAGATCCAGTTTAGTTAAAGCTTGTCTAGCTTCTTCTTCTTTGTGATAATCACCTGCTTCTCTAGCAGTAATAAGATTTTGACGAGCAAGATCAGACGCCATTTTGTTTCTTACTTCACTTTCTGACATATAACCTTTGTCAATGTCATAAGTTTTTTTCTGAGTGTCTTGCAATTCTTTTTGCACGTTTTGTGCGAAAACAAGAGCAGCTTCTTTTTCTCTTTCAGCCTCTCTTACTTTCCAAGTCAGCTTATCTATTCTCTTTTTAACCTTATCAGAATATTGATCCATCTCACCTTGTTGTTCAACAACAGGATTCAGAGGATCTTTTTCTTCAGTTTTTACTTCTTCGTACTGTTCTGGTGAAACAGCACCATGAGACTTATCTTCTAATTCGACTTCTGCTCCTTCACCTGATGTATCAAGATCAACTAGCTTTTCGTCTTTTGCAGTGTTAAGTTCTGTTTGCATGGTACCTCCATGTTATAGTATTGTTAATATGTCCTCTGGATTATCAACAGTTCCGAGTATTTCATCATCATTGAGTAATCTTACTTCTCCTCCATCTATTCTGATTCTAGAACCAGCGTATCTGCCAAACACGACCCAATCACCTTGTTTACACCAAGGTCCATTAGGAAACTTTTCTTTATCTGCATAAGCATCATCGCCCACGGCTAACACCATGGCAACAGATGCAGTTAATTGTGAGTCTTCGATAGTTTTATCTGTTAGTAAAATACCACCTTTTGACTTTTCTTTTGCTTTGAAAGGTAAAACTAAAATTCTCCATCCAACGGGTTTTGGAAGTTTATCTATTTCAGTTTTCTCCTGATCAATCCCTTTAGAAGGATTGTTTAGTTTTGCTTTTACGTGATCAGGCACGTATAACGTCTTAGTCATTAATTTTCTCCTCTTGTTCCAGCAGGCGAGAAAGTTCCTGTTGGCATGCTTCAAGCATGTGTATCTTTCCTAAAATATACTTGTAATCCTCAAATTTTTCAACCCCTACGATAAGATTTTCTAGGAGATTTTCTTTTAAACCTTTGAGTTCCTTTTGATAATTGTGAAGAACAAAAATACTCATTTAAGACAATTAAGACCAGGTACCGTCTTTTCGAAAGATTTATAAGTTTGATCCTTACTCGCATACCATGTTTGTTCTTGACTGCCATTAACACCTAAACCACCTGCCATAACTGCTGGAAGAGTTATTCTTACAGCTTCGGAAACTGCTTGAAGTTGATAGTCATCTCCAAACATTACTCCATCAGGTTTTAATTTAGGCCACCAATTTTGTATATCATCTATCACAGGTTCATACTCATGTGCACCATCAACCATTATGTAATCAATAGTAGCTTCTTCAAATTTCTCTAATATACTTGTGTCATCTGATCTTCCTTGACAAGGAATAACCATATTTCTTCCAATAAAGTATTGAAGATTTTCTTTAAAGATGTGTGAAAAGTCTTGAGGTAAATCCAAATTTGCGTGTTCTGATGAACCTGCAAAAGTATCTACGCAATAAATTTTTACGTTTTCTTTATTTGCATTTATTAAGCTTGTAGCTAAGTAATGTGTTGATCTACCTAGAAAAGATCCAATTTCAACAATCTTTCCATCTTCGGGTATTTGGTCAACAATCATATCGTAAGTTTCTGAGTAATTAAACCACCCAGGTATTTTAAAATACGTGTGTTTCATCGTTAAGAATATCCTTATTTAGTTATCTTAACTATTTGTATCTTTTTATAATTAATTTTCAACCCTTGTGGTGTTGGTCCTCTTTTAGGAGGAACTGTTGTTGTTAGTTTCTGTTTCTTCATGTTCGCATATGGTGCATTCGCACATACAAGTTGAACAACAATGGCATAAGCAGTCACACTTTATGCATTTTGTTGTCATTTCTTCTTAGAAATCATTCCTTTGATACCAGGTGCCGCCCTAACCCCCAGACTGACAGAGCAGGCTAAATATAAGAGGTGGGTATAATACTCCGGTAAACTTTCCAAAATCTGAAACCCACGTTCTATGTGTGGTTGCATAAAAGGTAAGAAGGCACAGATTGCAGGTATCATCAAAGCTAGTAAAACAAACTCGTCTTTCCACGACCCTTTCATTTGATCTACGGCTGATGCCTCCCACGCAACTTTTCC